GCTACTATACGTGGCAAATCACTATTAGGTACCACAATCCCTAATAGCGTGTAATAACCGCACATTATACTATTACAATGATATAATGTATGGCGGCTCATGACTACAAATGTAAGCGAATAGGACCCCTATCACCAACACCGAGTTCACCATCCCATAAGGTTTTAACACTTTTTCCTCGGTTATAATACAATTCGTCATAAGAAAACAACGCACCATCCTTCGTAGGACACAATCCAGTACGCTCCACGTGACCCTTTCGCTGAGTCTCATGTAACTGGAAAAGGTTTGGAAATAAATCTCCATCCTTAAACTCACCTAGCTGACCAATCATACGAGCCAAAGAATTAGAGGTCTTAGACTTCTTAAATACTTTCCAATCCTCATAAGTAACAGGACCATTTACACGCAATAATTCCTGATATACATGCTCAAGTTGAGAGAAAGCCTCTAAATTTCCAGAAGATAATCGAGCAAGAGAGGCAATTAGACACATAGTTAAACCCATTGATTTAGAAGCAGTAAGTACGCGTCCAACCTTGGCCATAATATCCTCAGTATCACGATACGGGTAATCACCAAGGTATTCACCATCTAAATACACATGTGAAATAGTATTTCTAATAAATACCAACCCTTCTCTATAGGCATCTAACACTATAGCTTCTCCAACAGTAACAAAACAATGAGTAGCATAGCAATCTTCATAAATTTGAAATTCCTCTTCTTTAGAAACAAGACCAAATTCACGCTCACAAAATCGAACATAATCAATTGCAAAATTTGGAGAGTCATCATAATAACAAAAATTGTCTAAATAAGCAGGATAAGATTCCACATTATCATCACCATAAAACCCATTAACAATCATTTGAGAATGTAAAACCAATTTAACAACAGGATCAATGTGAGCATACTTCAAATACACCAACATCAAATGAATAGGACGAATCAACATCTGATAATCAGTGTCACCAGCCGAAGTTACATACTTACCAGAAAACATACTTCCCCAAACATCATAAAGAGAGGATGTACTGTAAATATACATAGTCTTGTAAACAACTTCAGTAACCATAACTGTCAATATATATTCAAAACAAGCATCAGACATATCATCAGGCTTAGATATAAAAGGTATTGCAAGTCCAGCAACAACAGCTAAGACTTGACCCAAAAGAGTTTGATCAAACTTCTTGAAATCACCTTTCACATATATACGACGTGACAAGTCAACACCATAGCTTTCTGCTACGACATATGCCGCTTGCCAATCATCATACAACGGTGATGAGAAGTTACCCGCAAGCAAATCCCATAACTGGTGCAAACCACCAGCTTCAACCTTTATGCCAATCATCGATTGATAACCGCAAAATAAAAACGCGAGATCCTTAAAAATCTCACGACCAAAGATGTAGGCAACAATATTATCTATATAGAACAAACGTTCCTTCAATAAACACTCAGATGCAACTTCAGCAGACATCTTGCGAGACATCATATTCATCGTACGAAATTCCCACTTTCTACACTCTTGTGCGAACATGTTCCATAGGGGTTCATCAGTCCTCTGACCACTAACATATTGCTCAGAATGATCAATCAACCGACGAATTAACCCATAAACTTCACCAGCAAGATGCTTCTTCTTACATTTTAAAATTTCCTTCACTCCAGACCGAGTGAAACGAAATATCCTGTCATTATACCATCCTGTTGATGAATCCAACGACTTTAACACTTGATAGATTGTTCGTTCAGAAAAATCTAACTTTCGATATTCACAATCATTAAATCCAGCTCGATAAATAAGTGAATCAGCAACATAACACAATGACTTCATCGCATTAGGAAGCTTGGGTTCAACAATATTAGCCCCCATCTTATTCAGTGTAGCGAGATAACCAACATAAGAATTTCCAGCCATATAACGATTTGCGAGACCATGTTCATAATCATAAATATAACCAGACATAACAGGAAAAGTATATTGGGGAAATCTTCCATCCACAACTGCAAGGACGGATATAACTTCAGCTGACACTCCCTTATCACTATAAGCACCAGACTTTGCAAATGAAACTATACCTTTAACCTTATTTTTCTTCACATTAGCAGGATTAAAAGATAACTTTAGAATCAATTCTTTCAACATCTCAACCATAACAGGGCTACAAGGTATCGAACGCTGTCGAACATTCTCTATCATCTGAATGTTGTTTCTATCCAAATATTTATGAGTATCAAGATGAAGAGCAGCCACTGACACATACTGAATCCAATCATTAGAATCCATAGGCAACATCAAAGCGCCATATTTTGGAGGAACAACATTATCATCAATTGACCCAACAACAAAACGAACACGCCTAACAAAACGTGCAAACGTATCTGTGTACATAATATCCGATCGGCCATACTGATTAACCTCAAAATAACATCGTGTTAAATCATCAAATAATATTCTTTGCCTCATAGTAAATAAATTATAATTAAACTGATGCGTTGTAATTT